CGCCTGGGCTGCAGCGTCCGCGCGAGGACACCGGCAATGCGCGTAGCGGCAGGCGCGCTCATAGTTCCACCTGGTCATTCCGCACTGGCTTCAGGACGATCCGCACGGCTCGCTCGGCGTCTCGGGCGACGACGGCCCAGTTGGGCGTAGCGCCCAGCGCGAGCATCAGAAGGACAGCCGGGACATACAGGTAGGTCCACCACCACGCGGTCCGACATTCGATGGTGAAAGCGACGCGGCGCATCAGCGAGCCTCCGCTGGCGCACGAACACCGGTCTCATGGAACGCGGCCTGGGCCAGGTAGTACTCAGCACGTCGCGCGCGCTCGGCAAACGTGAAGTTGGGATCCTGCAGCGCAACCTCAGCCGCGATCCGATATGCCTTGGCCAAGGCTGGGTCACACTCGCGAATCAGATCCCTCTGCGTGATATCTGACATCATGCGCGCGCCTCGGTCGGCTTGGCTGCCTCTCGGAAGCCGCGACTGAGCTCCTCCAGTGCGTGGTGCACTTCGTCCCACACCAGCTGTCGACAACGGGCCTCATCCGTCGTGGCCGCCAACTGCGGCGCCAGGGTATCGGCCAGACCTTCGAGCGCCACGCGCAGGGAGGTTGCCGCTTCGCTGATGGCGCGCTCGACTTGTGCCGCGGAAAGGAGCTCGCCGAGCGTCTTGGACAACTCGATCTGCGCCATGTGCGCATCCGTCTCGGCCTTGTCGGCGAGCGCCTTGGCCTTGCGCTTGGCATCACTGCTCAGCGGCGGCCCCAAGGGGTCCCCTACGGCGTCATCCTCATCGTCGCCCTGGTCCTGCTCGGCCGTCAGTGGCGCACCGCGATTGAGTGCGTGCCGCTCGGCCACGCCGGACCGGGCAGGATCCTTGGTCTGTTCATACAAGGCCAGGGAGGCGGCTTTCAGGTAGCCCTTCCCCGAGTCAGCACAGACCAGGCGCCCCTTGTGCTTGAGCTCAACGATGTAGGACGGCTTGCAGCCGATCAGCGTCGCCAGCTCCTTGCCCGTGACCATGACGTCTGCCTCAGCCATTACCGAAGGCCTCCTCTTCCATTTTTTTTAAGACCAGTAAGGCGGTGAAGAACGCGCGCGCGAACGCGCGTGCGGGATGTGCGGGATCTTGTGCGGGAACTGATACGCCCGAAACGCTTGCGGCCGTAGGGATGTGCGGGATGTGCGGGATGTGCGGGCTGGTATACGCGCGAGTGTGTCGGCGCATAACGCGATGCGACTGGGGCTTTCGGCAATGCATGCGTGCGCGCACGTGGGCGCCAAAATGCCCGCACATCCCGCACATGCCTACTGCCAGAAGGCTTTGCGCCCGCACATGCGCCCGCACACAATCCCGCACATCCCGCACATCGGGATCCGAACGCGTCATGCCCGACCCCGGTAGTCGTTGACAGAGGACCGGAACGAAACGACCTCGTCGCCGAGCCACGCGGTTTCGCCCCGGCCCTCCGGCGGGTTGCAGTTGCCCAGCAACAGGAAGCCATGCGGCCCGTGGGTGGTCTGCTCGATCGCGTAACGCTTGCGCGCCCGGTCGGGATGCTCGATCCCCCGTTTGCGCACCAGGGCATTGATAAATTTCGGGCACGGCGCTGGCTTTACACCCTCTCGTCCGCACCAGATCTTGTAGACCTCGTACCACTCCTTCGAAGGCGCCGGCCGCGGCTTGAGCCCAGCAATGTCCGCCGCGTAGAGCTCGTCCAGGAAGCGTTGTGGACTGTCCTGACTCAGGTTGATCAGCTCGCGCTTGGCGGCCGTCATCGGCGGGTTGGTGCCGTTGGTGAAGTCGCCCAGATCCACCTGCATCAGGTAGTGGTGCAACGCGGCCGTGCCGCCGGCGCGGATCTCGGCCAGCGCCGCGTCGTAAAACTCCTGACTCAGCTTTTCCGGCGTCCAGATCACCGCGTGGCGGCGATCGTCTTCCTCGAGCACGACCGGCATCGCCTCGTTGGACAGAAACACCAGGTTGGCGTGGTTGTCCTCTTCGTAGGCCTGGATGTTCTTGGGATTGATGCGGATGCGATCGCCGGTGATCAGCGCCTTGAGCTTGTTCTTGAGGTGGTAGACCTCGGTGCGGGCCACGACCTCGTCGGCCAGCAGGAACAGCTTGCGGCTGGCCCAGTCGTTGAACTTGTCCTCGAGCGCGGCCTGGTCGAGCACGCGACCGTAGTCGCCGAACAGCTTCATGTACTCGTCGAAGAACATGTTCTTGCCGGTGCCCTGCGGCCCGTGGATCACGATCGTCGACTTCATCTTGGCGCCGGGATGCTGCAGCGGGTAGGCGAGCCACTTGAGCACCCAGTCATAGAGGGCGCGCTGATTGGTCTCATTGCCGCACATGTGCCACAGCAGCTGCAGCAACTTTTCGCAGCAGCCCTCCCTAGGCACGGTCGGCCAGCCAGCGAACAGGTTGCATGTGACCCCGGACTTCGTCCCGGCTGGATCGAAGTCGACCTCGCGCACGCGAACGATCGAGCGCGACGCGTTTTCCATCCAGGCGCGGTGCAGCTCCTTGCGGACGCAGGCATCACGCATGTCGCTCAACGCCACCAGCATGTGTTCCTGGTGATCGAAGACGGTGCCGCCCTGCCCATAGACCAGCGCGAATCGCTTGAGCAGCACGTCGAGGTCATCGATGGGCTTGAGCACACCCTGCCCCGCGCCCCCGGTGCTGGGGATGGAAGCGCTGCGGTTTTCGGTGGGTGCGCGCCACGACAGCTCCGTGATGCGGGCCTCGATCTGGCTTCGCACGGCGTGCAAGCCCTGCTGCGCGTGGAGGTCGTTGAAGTCACTGACCTTGACGCCGCGCTCGATGAAGCGCTCACGCCGTCCAGCTTCGTCGGCGAACCTTGGCAGCACGGAGGCGCCATGCGCCTCCATCGCAGCGGCATCGGCGCCAAGCAGGCCGGCGTTGCTCGCCTTGTGTTCCTCGCCGCAGGTCGGACACAGCACCGGGTGTTCGGCCAGCACCAGGCGCTCGCGACAAGCGCGACATTTCTGCAGCACGTCGTCATCGCCGCACACCAGGACCTTGGTGCCGCGGTATCGCTTGGCCAGCGCGGCGGCCACCGGCTGCAGATTGCCGGCATCGAATGCAACAGCGACCGGGTAGCCGGTCGCCATGTGCAGCGTGGCAGCAGTGGCATAGCCCTCGGCGATCAGCACGATCCATTGCGGCGTGCCGCCGACTAAGTGGAAGTGGCCCTTCTTGGCCAAGCCCGGCGGCCAGAATTCTTTGGCGGGCTTGCGGGTGGACTCGGCGAGCTTGTGACTACGCAGCAGCTGCAGGCCATGGATTGCGCCGTTGGTGTCGAGCATGGGCACGACGGCCACGCCGCTGCTGCCGTACCGCAGCCCGAAACCCTGCACGCCCTTGCCGAGCAAGTAGTCGGACTCGCCATCGGGCTTCGCCTTGGACCAAGCGTCGGTGGCCTTGGCCGCGGCGCGGCGGGCCGCCTCGATGCGCGCCGTTTCGGCAGCGCGCCGGTCCTCCGCCAGGCGCCGCTTCAGCGCGTCGCGCTGCTCTGCCGTGAACTCGCGTTCGCGCTTGCGCAGCTCCACTTTCATGGCGCCGTTGTCGTTGCCGCGCCACACGCCGAAAGTGCCGACGACCAGCTGGTCGCCACTGCTGGTGTTGAGTTCGTGCAGCACGTACCAACCGCTGCGTTCGCGCGATCCTTCAACCTTGCAGCGGACCATGCGGCCGCGGGTATCGAGGCTGTCGAGAATCAGGCCGGCATCGCGCAGCTGGCCAAGGACGTCATCGTAATTGGCCGACATTCAGTAACTTCCGGTGTCGCTATCTACCAAGGAAACGGGGTCCGAATTACCCGCGATGGCTCCACGGGGGGAGGACCCATCCCGTGGAACATGAATGCCGGTCGATCCGTTCAGGTTCAGCGACCCGCCGCCCGACCGCGCGGTCTCGGCCGCCTGCACCCGGGGGGGCGGGGTCAGAACGAGGGGCAACGCCCCCTGCGCGCTGTCACGCGCCTCGTCTTCGCGCCGGTATCGCTCGCGCTCGGCCAGGGCCTCCTCGCCAGCGAGGCCTGGGGCATCGCCGTAGAGCACGCGCATCGCCTCGGCCATTTGTTGCCGCGCGATGGGACTTGCTGCTCGTCGGCCTGCGGTGCGTCGTGCCCGGGGCGCGTAGTGAATGGCCATGTCAATCACGGTCACCGCCGTAGACGCCTTGGTGCATGTCGCGCTTCAAGCCGATCACCGCAGCGATCAGGTCGTCGCCCTTCTCATCGATCTTCCGCACGTAGGGCCTGTCTTCCGGCCCCCACTTCCCGTCAGCCACCGCGGGAGACACGGCCTGCAGCATCTCGCCGTATTCGGTGCAGAGCGTGGCCAGG